GGCTCATTTTATCACCATTTCTTACACGACCAATACCTAGCTGTAAGTTTATTCTTACCAGCTGGTGTATCACATTTATGCCTCGCACGGAAGCTTTTGCGTCGCTCTGGGTTATTCTTCTTAATTGTCATGTTAGCGTCGCCAAAGCGAATAATCTTCTCTTTGCCATTCGCACAAGCCTTCACAACAAACTTCTTACCGCCCTGTACATCCCTCTTGGGTTTGTTACAAGCCATCTTAGATTTATCAATCTGCTTAGCCATACTACGCCTCTGTAAAAAACACGGTTAGTGTAGTACCGGCCTGAACAGTTGCATATATCCCATTGTGAAATAACACGCCTGCCTTAGGCATATCTAAATAATCTGTGCTTTTTCCATACACCTGATAGATATATGGTGTTAGCCCTGAAACAGAGCTAGTGGCGGAGTCATAAAAATTGTATGTAGAATCACTTGATAGAGGGTGGTAAACAACAACCTTATTTATATAAGCTCGCCTTGCACTAACAACACCGCTTGCTGTTAGTTGTACCGCTTTAACTCCGTGTTCATCTATATTTGACATACTACCTCCATATCAGAAAGGGGGGCCGAAGCCCCCCAATCGTTTTACGAGCAGTCAACCATTACAACTGTAAGTGACATAACCGCTGTGTCTGCTGCGTTAACAGTAACAACATCGATTGTATCTTCTGCAGTGTAATACTTACCGTTTGCATAGCCAGTAGGAGTACCTGCTGACGGAGCAAGAGAGTAAGCTGCTGCCGCATTAGCGTTAACACCATCAAGGTAACCATCAGGGTCAGTGCCGTCACCGACATCAACCGTAAGAGTGCCACCTTCTGCAGTAGTAACATTTAGAACTACCGAAGAAACCAGCGTGTTAGCTGGAACTTTGATAACTTCTAGAACATCACCTGCAGCTAGTGCTGTTAGACCTGCTGCTGAACGTGCAGCAGTAATTGCTGCAAAGTCCAAGTCTACTGTAATTGCGGATACCTTATTGATACCTGCTGCAACGTGAGCTGCACCAGTTCCAAGTTGATAACCTTTACCATCGTTATATGTAGCCATTGTTCAGCCCTCCTTATACGCTTACAACCATAGTCGCAAGAGCTTCAGGTTTTACAACCTTATAGCCGTAAACTTGCAAGCCACGGATGATGTTACCGAAAGTAGTCTCTGAACGGATAGTCTCCATATTTGTCATCTGAGATGCAAAAGTGAAGCCCATCTTGTGACCAGCGATACAGCTGAACTCAGCACCATTTTTATAAAGGTTGTGAGATACATAAACTGTAAAACGGTCAATCATACCAAGACGACCATTACGCAATGGTGAAGTGTTGTCACCAGTGATAGACGCATCTTTCAAGTCAGATTGCTTGATAAGACCTGCCATCTTAGCTGGAATGATAAGGAAACGGTCCTGTTCAGGAGCATTAGCCTCATCCAACACAGTACCAGCGTCAACGATAGAATCGATAACGTTAGACTTAGTTAGAGACAATGGAGTACCAGCCACACCTAGGTTCAAGTTACCTGAGATACGACCAGCTGTTGCACCTTTGTTAGATGAAGATACGTCTGTAAGCATATCTGTCAAAACACGTTGGTCAATTTTAATCTTCATACGCTCAGAAGCGTCTTTAGACCATTGGTCCATAAGTGCAATGTCAGACTGTACTTGGTCAACGTCATCTTCAACACAGGCAAAGTACTCACCTTTGTCAATAACGAGTTGTAGTTTAGCCTTGTCAGGGTTTTCAACCGCTAGAGTTTGACCCTTAACATAAGTTTTGACTGTGATTTCTGGAGTAGTACGGATGTTAACCGTATCACCCATTTGGCGAATTTCGCCTTCATAGTCAGTATTCGAGATTGCTGACAACACCGTAGCGTCGTAGAAATTCTCGATAAGTTTTCCACTCCAGATTTCTGGAATGAAGTTGCCGCTATAATCGGGGCGACCACCGGATACTGCAAAAGCCATAACGACCTCCTTTTAATTATGCAGTTACGATACGACCTTCTCGCTGTGCCGCGAAAATGTCTCTTTCAATCCGACCACGTTCCTCTTCTCGACCTTTGTATCTTCCTTTACGGACAGCATCAAAGAACGCTGTAATATCCGCTGGAGAATACTTTTGACCTTCTTGAACTGCAGGTCTACCAGAACGACCACGCCCCGGTGAAACTTGCTTCTCAAGCTGAGAATTAGTTGATGGTCTTTTCTCCTGAGCATCGATTGTCTTACCAGTTGCCTGTTCCCAAGATTTAAAGAAATTCGCCACTCGTGGCACATCCAGATTACGTTGCGCGTCATCTAGATACGTTTGACGACTAATTCCTGATAGGGGGTCCATCTCCAACAACCAAGTCTGAAAGTCTGGGTTATCGTTAATTTCTTCCCAATTAGGGACTGTGCTTGAGAGCTGGTTCCAAAATGCTTGTTCACTAGATGCTTTCTGTGCAGCTTGCACTTGCTGTACCTGAGGTACAACTCCTTGCATCTGTTGAACCATTGCCTCCAACTGTGCAATCCGCCCATTCGCGGCATTGACTTCTTCACGAGCTGCTCGGCGCATGACATCAATCGAATCACCGTACTCTTTTACATCAGCTTCCGTAATCAACGGGTCGTTGTTCACAGGGGCTGCTTGAGGTTTAGGCTGATTGTTCATAGTGCTTAACAACTGCTCCAGTTGGGCTACTCGGTTCTGCATATCACGGTTCTTTGCATTTAAGCGCGGAACATCTGCGTTATACATTCCTTGTAGAGTTTTGTACTTTTGTTCCCAAGTTTCTTTTCCTTGAGTGTCTGTTTTGCCTTGCTCCTCGGCTTCAGACTTAGGTGCCTCATTCTTAACACTGTCGGACTGAGCTTCTACTACTTCTGTAACGGGTTCATTGGATGCCTCGGCTTCCGCCTGTACTTCCTCTGGTACTCCATTAAGTTGTTTGTATAACTCTTGTACTTCCTCAGACTGTTTCTGAACTTGCTTTGGTATTGACATAATCGCTCCTATCGGTGTGCGTAATTAAAAGCAGGCTGTCTCATTTGACTTTGCCAGCTAACTCAGGGGACTCTTCAATGAGCTTAATAAGCTCTAACAGAACCTGACACCGCCCCTGTGCAAGTGCCGTACTCTGTGTGACATTAGGTAGCTGCGTTAACTCATGGCCTCCCCATTCCCGCAACCAGTTACCGACTGCTGGATATTGGTGTTCCATTTGAGCTAATGCCTTAATAACTTCCGGACTCGGCCTTTTCATCAAGACCTCCCCGTGTCACGGTTACTAACTGTGTTTGCATCACGACCACCTTTGGGAGAACCATCTGGTTGAGACGGAGCGCCTGCCGCTTCAGCTTGCGCTGCCTCAGCTTTCATCTTCATCTCAATCTTAGATTGATAGCTCTGTTTTTCCCGAGATGGAATGATGTCATCCACAGGCATTTGCAACCCTTTAGCCACTTCACGAAGAATCGCTGCACGGCCATCCTTACCAACAATCTCCATATCGAGTTCATTGGCGGTTGCGTTAAGAAACTCTAGTCGACGCATGTTGACAGTCTCCTTGACTGCAAGGTTGACTGCACCCTTAGGTGTAATCTCAACATCGCCCTTAATACTTTCATCTTCGTCATATCGCATGTTGTATACGAACTGACGGTGTACAATAGGTTTAATAATATCTGCGTCAATATGCATGACGACCTGACGTATCCCCTTACCGGCTGAACCCATCAACATCGAAAGCCCCGACGCGGTACGTCCTGCCCCTGACACATTCAAGTCACCATATACATAAGAGGGAATGCCTGAATGGTCATCAGCCAATTTGCTAAACTTATCGTACACACCTAACAACGTGTTAGCGTTGTCATCTGGTTGTGTAAAACGAACTGCAGGAGAACTAGAACCAAACGGGTCATTAGTTACCTGCCAAATCTTCCAAGGGTGCAACTGAGTAATATCTTCGTTAGGCGGAATACGCTCAAGGTTAACTTCAACCTGAGGACCTGACGAGATACCCATATTGTTAATCAATGCACGGGCAGCTGCGTTACAGACATTCTGGATGTCTTCAATAATCTCTGGAATACCTTTACCCCAGAACGCGCCCGGAGTTTTGATAAATGATGTTTTGGCGTATGGCTTCTCGCCTAGCGGGTCATA